CTGCTGCTTCTTATCTTGCGCCGCCGCATCCTGCTGCAACTGAGCTTGTTTCAACTGAATATCAGCCTGATCCTTTGCCGCTCTACGTTGTGTTTCAGCCATAGAAGCCTGCAAGATTGCTTGTGATTCAGCGTCCATAGGAGGCGTCGGTTTGTATTTCTGAGCTTCCTGCACCATCTGCTGAATAACTTGCATGTAAGGAGCCAGCACTTCTTTGGAATCCAGCGCGACATGCTGAGTAGCCACGGCAACTACGCGGTCAATATCAGCAGCCAGCTTGCTATCCTCGTACTTCTCTTTATCGAGGCCAGCAGGCTTCAGGGCGTACTGCCTTACGGACTGGGTATACCAGAGCATCAAGTGCTGCTTCAGGTGTTCTATCGCAGCAGGAATGAACGCCGGAGCCATAATTGGATTAGCGCCAAATATCGGGTCTTGCGCGAACGAAATGTGCGTCTTGATGTGAGCAATATGGTCTTGGCGCGGGTAAGCTACAGCCGGATGCCCCATAACCATCGCTGCATTCTCGTCAGCAGCGTTTAATTCGACAGGTTTCCGATACTGAGGCATCAATTCTTCGATGTTCGGTATCTTTAATTGCCGTAAAGCCCTACTTAGAACCGCTCTTTGGTCAAATAACTGAGGATGTTTGTCCGCAAGTGACAAAACAGCCTGCGTTTGCGCCATTCTTTGCGTTTCAGAGAAGATATGCGGGTCTGAGACAGGTATTACGTCACCGTTACGCTCAAAATCTGATCTCTGAATAGACAAATCAGCAACAATGTCCCCTTTTTTCTGCTCATCCAGATACCAGCGGTTAATTCGTTGCAAGACCTTGAGAACACGCGCCTGAGAAGCATGTAAACGAGCATGAATAGCCGAAAATACCGCTGCACCTTGCTCAATTAGGGCTTGAGTAGTCCCAACAGGAGCATTTGCATTGACATCAGCAATCTTTTCTTCCGAAGTGGTGATAACTCCCTTTGCCGCACTGCTTAACCATCCTAAAAGCTGAAATAGCACAGCAGACGGAGCATTAAACGGCATCGGCATGGCTACTTGGCGTATGTCATTTATCCCCGGCCCTGCCTCAATCTCCGCTACCTGAGTGACTTCAACCTGCGTTGACTGCCCGCTGATCTTAGCCCCCTTGAGCTTGAGCATAGTCGCTGCATTATTGATATGGGCAGAATCCAGCAAAGCACGCAGAGAGCCAGTAAGAGCCGCAGACAGCCCGCCAATGAGTTGAGCAAGGCCAATTGCATATGCGCCCCTCCAAGGTATGAACTTGAACTCAATAATCCAGTCTAGCTTAGTCAAAGTGTCGTCACCCTCTTCCCAGTTACGGTAGAGGCCGATCACTTCCATGTCGTTCTTGTCGATCATCAGGATATACGGCGCACTCTCACCCTTAGAATGCGTGTCGTCTTCCAGTTCCAGCCACGTATAGATGTGGAACACTCGACGCAAGCCGTCATCGTTGTCCTGATACTTCTTGCCCTCAACTTTCTGGTTGGCCTTTTCAGTCGCACTGACTTCAGGCTCCAGCGCGGAACGGATCAGGTCAATATCCCGATACAGGCCACGGTCTACCCGATTGGTGAATTCCCACGTAGAGATATCCTGAACTTCCGTTACCCGTTGCGCGGTGTAGAAGCTGACAGCAGAGAACGGCAGGAACCCGTTATCTATAGGGAGGAACTCTGCACACGGACGTTTCTTCTTGTCGTCCCAATACAGTTTCAGGAACTGCGATCCGCCCAAAGGTAACTGGGTAAGCATCTGTTCCTGCTCGTCACGGAATTCCTCAATCTGCTCTGTCAACTGCCAGTTCAGGTAGTCACGCTTGCGCTCTGCAACCTCAGTCTTTTCTTCGGTCACATCACCAAGAATATTCGTCCTTGCGGGGCCATCAGGCGGGAATAATTCCTTGATCGCCCTAGCTGCAAAGTCAATACACGCCTCAGTCATCGCAGGGTGTACAACCTTGGATGCACCCATGAAGGTAGCGCCACCGGGGGCATCATTGCCCATCCCTGTCCGCTTGATGCCTTCCTCGTACTGCTTGTCCCGCTCAGAGCGTGCGTCCTTGTCCTTGTCGATCAGGTCAAGATAACGTGAAGCAAGCGTGCTGAGTTCCCGCAGGTCATACGTCTCAGCCATGTTCTCGTAGAAGTCAGGGTCTTCCTCCGGCCCTTTGTAATCATCCATCGTGACTACAGCCGAACCGTCATCCATTTCCTCTACATCAGGCGGAGTCTCGTCCAACTCAACCTCAGCACCACCATCAGCATTCATCGTAATACCGTCGATGTTGCGGTCGAAATCCTGCGGGATAGGCATTTCAGCCATGATGTTTCCTTAGTTGTTTATTCATTACTGCTAGGCGCATAGCGTCATCAGATACAGCGCCGCCGCCTTTAAAACTTTTCCCAAATTTAGGAGCAGGCTCATTGGCAATTTGTTCAGCCCACGGTGATTGTGCCCTGTCTGAAGGAAGATAATACTTAGCTTCAGGGAACATTTCTACGCCTAACAATTCAGCAAGTTCGCGTTTTGTCCTAGGCTGTTCTTTTTGAACAAGGCTATAAATTGTATCACTTGGCATAGGCACATATTCAATGCCGAACTTCTTGGCTCTTTTTTCAACAGCAAGGCTAGGCTCAAAGTTAAAGTCATACAATCGCACGACGTCTTGCGGTTGAACCCCTCCGTGAACCTGACCTTCTATATAGTCAGCGCCCATCGAAGGCTTTGATCGATCAAGTTGACGATCAAGAGCACCAAGTCTGAATCTCTCAGTATTCATTAACGGTGTAGATTTTGGGTCATTGATCGGCCTAGGAGACAGCCTAGGAAACCTAGCGCCGACTTGTCCAAGACCTTCTTGCACTAAATACTCATTGAAGTTCCCGGCAAACCCAAGTTCTTTCATTTGTTCCGCAGCGGCATAGTGGTCAATGTACCCTTTATTACTACGCATTTTCTCAGTGATTGGCGAATACGTATCCCAGTATTTTTTAGCAAGACTGTGCAATATTGAACCGGGCTGCGCAATGTCTAGGGACGGCCCATGCGGATTAATAATGCTATCTGCCGTTGCATAGTTTCCTCGTCCTCCATCAAGTGAATCACCTAGCGTAAATGTCGATCTACTTCTTGCTTCTGGGCCAAGCTCAAGACCGTATTGCCCATAGTGAATAACATCATCGGATGGCGAAAGATACTCATTACCCTTTTTTTTATGTGTTCTAATTTCAATTGGCAGTCTTGTTGTGCTTAACGGATTAGACGTTAAGTACCCATAGTTTATGTCTGTTCCCCCAAGAAACTGAGGCTCCCACTCCGAACGTATGGCAATAGAATCTTTAGCGCCTGCATTCGCTGTTGTCTTACCACTTTCATGCACGTTTAGTAATCGGCCCTTAGACCCAAATATATCGCCTAGCTGTGAACGTCGAAGAATTAATGATGCACCAGCAATCTTATCTCGCTCTTTATCGGTAAGATGCTGAACAAGCGGCTGTCCTGTTTCTTTTGACGTTGATGCCGCATACGCAATCTTAGGCGACACGGTATTTTGTAAGCGATCAAGAATTGGGTGCACATTCTTAGCCGTCATTTCAGCGATCATTGCAGCAGTGCTAGGAACAGCGCGAGGAACAACATTTTTTGGCATTAGCGCCTTAGCCAGAGGTCGAATTCCGCCAGATTGCATATTTACAACACCACCGCGCTTCATGCCATCATTAGGCAGATAAATTGAACCGCTGAATGCGCCCGGCTCTGTAGTTCCTTGCAAAGCACCACGAATCATATCAGCTTGTCTTTTTAAAGAATCAGGAAACGATAACTCGGCTAGCTCCTTAACCGTCATGAAGTCAGTCCGCCCTAAAGTGTCTTGCGACTCTGGGTCAGGCTTAATACGGTGCTTAGCAAACTTATTAATGAAATCTTCGTTTAATTTATTTCGATAAGCATCAATTTCTTTTGTAGTTATATATTCGCCAGCGCCAGTTGAGTCCAACTGGTCAGAAGTAAATTCATCAATATAATCACTTTTCCTAACCAACCCCGTATGATGCAAATCCTTCACATCACTCCACTTGCCTGACTTCACGAAGTCCTGAACGTATGGAAGGTATTCCTCACTTGGTGCCCTGTTACCCTTTCCTTTGATTTGCGCTATGCTAGGAGGAGATGCATCAAATACATTTGCGTATTTTGCAAACATTTCAGGGTCATTTGTTTTTAACCATTCAGGGTATTGCAATATGTAATTACTTGGTCGTTGCAATCCTTTTTCGGCGGACACAAGATTTACGTCCTCCGAAAACTTTTTCCATGATGATTCAAGCTCAGGGTTGTCATAAAATACTCCGCTTTTTTCACTCCATGTTTTACCCGGCTTTACCTCTACCGTCGCGTAAGGATTACCCTTGGCATCGCGCAATGAAAATATTTGGCTTTTTTTATCAATAACGTCACGGCAATATCCGCCAACGCAGTGTTGCAACTGCTCACCTTCGTATTTCAGGGCGTCAGCAAGGGTCTTTTGCCCATACGCATAATTTGGGTCAAGGTCTGCTTTACCACCTTTTGTCACATCATCTACCCAACCTTCAGGTGCTTTATCTGGCATCTTCAACTCCACCCACTTCATGCCCTTCTCTGGGTAGTCTTTATGGAGGACTGTCGCAGCGTTATTAGCGCGAGCAACGTCAGCTTCGGCCTTCTGCGCTGCTCGCCATGCGTTTATCTTATCAACGTGTTCAGTAACCTGCGGTACCGTCCACTTAGATAAGTTCTTTGCGTCAATCAGCAGTTCTTTCGGTAAGCCAGACTCAGGGTTGGTGGCGTTACGCATTTCGTCAATCATGTGCTCAAAACCTAGGTCACGATTGAGATTCTCTATTGAATACACCCTTGACTCAGGGTCTACTTTCTGTAACCAAGGATTTTGCTCTAACAACCATGGCACTCGACTAGTATCTTCAAATTCAAGCGCCTTGGTTGCAATTATATTTTTATCGACATATTTTTCCCAATTCTTTGCATTTCCAGTTTGTCCCACGCCCTCCGCTGGCATTCCCTCATTTATTCTTTTTTCTTTCAGTTGAGATGCTGAAAGCCATCTACCTGCGCCCGGCGTGAAGTGCATACCCTCCCTGAACTCAATCAACTCCCGCTCCTTCTCCAACTCACGAATACGCGCTTGTGAGCGGGTCATCATTTCAGGAGTAAACCCACGCGACTGCCGCGCCTTCTCCATATCGGCGGTAGCTTTGTCTATCTGAATCTGCTTCTCAGCTAACAGCTTTGCCTTCTGTGCAGGCCATGCATCAGCAGCAAGTCTGATAGGGTCTTCCATAGTCCCCATCTGGTTCTTGACGTATTTGGTAAGCTGCCTCTCTATCAAGCTATCGAGCGCGGCATCACGCTTAGTTATTTCCAATTGATGGCGCACTCTATCAATTTGGTCTTTATTTAATGATTTGTCTTGTAACAACGCTTCATGTTTCGGGATTCTTTGTGCCGGAGTCTCGCCTGCAATTGGTGTGCGCAACAACCGAGACAAATCCCTCTCAACACCACCTGCCAGCCAATTACCACCACCTTCTTTGATGATGGTGTTGCCTTTTACCGGATTCATGTTCTTGCGTATGCGGCTAATGCCAGACCGCACGAAAGTCGGCCCGCCATATTGCTTATGCTGAACTTTCTTGTTCATCACAGCTAGACGCATAGCATCGAGGCTTACAGGCCCACCCTTCTTCATAGGAGCAGGTTCTTCCTCAGTCAATGCTTCTGCACCTATCCCTATACCGGCAGGGATTGCTTGATATAGACGCTGTCCTTTCTCCTGTACGTGCTTCTCAAACTCAGGCGTGATGGCGATTGAATGCAACGGCTGCGTAGACAACTCAGCGGCAGCAGCTTCAGCTTCTTCCCTTGTATTATGACGACTAGCTATCGCTGAACCGCCTTCACGAACCACGCTGAAAGGAGAAGGATTGCTATCTTCAAAGACGGTGTATTTATTCCCGCCTACAGGAGTGTCGTGCAGGTTCATCTTCATGTTATAAGGTGCGCCATAGTCGTTGACGAACGAAGGAACCATCTTGTCGTAGAAGCCAAGCATACCTTCGCCGCCACTCTTGAGTTCAAGTCCAGAAAACTCACGCCAATCTCTATACCCGCTGTTGGGACTAGAAAGAGTACCCTCGTCGTTTTCAATCTTCCGCGCCATATCCTTACCAACAAGTTCCTCTATCCGTCTAAGATTAACCATGTCTTCATGGTATACGACTTCACCTTTCTTCCCGTAAGCAACTATTTCATATCTTCCTGCTTGCTCCGTAGGCTCGTATTCAATCTTACTTATATACTTAGCCAAGTTGTAACGCTTCGCCTGCTCCGCACCCGGCGTTATATAAACCTTTTTATAACCATTCTTCACCGCGTCATCTAACAGCCGCTTCATCACCAGTTCGTGCCAGTTCTCTTTGAATGGCGAGTCTGGTACACCTTCGCCAACCTTTTTATCAAATGTTTCATACTTGATATCAACAAGATTTTTCCAGCCAACGTCAATTGACGCTTCCGCTTCCTCTTTTGTTTTTCCAAAGCCTACAGGAATGCGCTGCCCACTCTTAGTCTCATAATATGCCTCAACAGTTTTTTCCATCCTTGGCCCGTACCCATACTCAACAGGCACCTGTTTATTAGCTTCTGCTTTACTCACGCCGCTATCGATAAGCCGCTTGATCTCCTTCTTCCTAGTATCACGCGCTTTCTGATGCCAAGCTGACTGTACCTCTTCAACGTGCAGTGCTTTATCGCCATTAGGCTCAAAACGATCAGACACCCGCGCATGAGCTAAGATGTTTGGTTCGCTATAATGAGGGTCTTCAAAATTCAATGGTCTTTTGATTTCGTCATAAAGACGCGACCTCTCAGCTCTCTCTTCTGTTGTCATTAGCCTAGATTGTGCGCGAGCCTTAGCAGCAATGTCATCGTATTTTGCATTGGGTGCTGCTCTGTTATCTGGCAACTGAAACAGAATCTCCCTGTGGTTAGTCCCACCGGGGATAGTCCAACGCTCAAATTTAGTATCGAAGTCGCCCTCATCGTCCAATACGTCTACAACATTTTGCCTTATCTGCTTCTCTTCATCTTTAACAACGCTCTCTGCGCTTAGTCGAGCAGCTTGTCTTTGTGCTGCGCTTTGAGGAAGCCCATCAGGATTCATTTCATCCATGATCTCATTGACGCGGAATCTTTTCATTTCCGCCACACGCTTATCAGCCTCAGCTTCAAACGCACTCTCACCGCGAGTCTTTTCTGTAAACTGAGGAGCGGGGTTATCAATAGCCAGCTTCTCCACATCTTGTTTTGTCATCTTCTGTGTTTTAGACTTCTCCAGCGCCGCCTTAATTGCTGGTCGATCCTTAAGCTCCTTAGCGGCACCCTTGGTCTTCAGTATCTCAGCAAGCATCTGCTGACCAGTTCCCTTATTCTGAGTGATAGCGGATATAGCTTGATCGACACCTGAGTAGAAAGGCTTGGCTCTGGAAGCAGCCTCTCCAAAGCCACGCACTAAAGGTCTAAATATTGTATTAAACGGATTAGCCATTACCGTCTCCTCTCAATAAGTATTAGGTCGTCAGAGGTTACTTGACCGCCATTGGCGTATTCCTCAGCCAGTAGGTCAGGTGCAGCCATGCCAGTTGCAGCGGCTACAGCAGCATTCCTGCGGAACGGGTCACCAGCGGCAAAGCGGGAGCGGATGCGGTCAGGATCATGCATTACATAAACAGTTCCAACCCCCCGATCATCAACGTATCCCGGAGTGATTGGCCCGACATCGGATATATTTTCGGCCACAAAAGGCCTACCTTCTTTCCTTGATCTATTTGCCCAATCATCTATACGCATACCTTCAGGCCCGTTCGCCCATAATTTTCCTTCCCAGTCCTTTCGCATTGGGTTTTTTAAATTTAAAAGAACTTCGTAGACCCCCTGATGCGACTTGTCACCTATTACCGCTTCGTCATATGATCCAGCATGAGATGCGGCAACATCATATCGATCAGAAAAAAATGCAGGGTTTTTATCATCAAACTTTGTAAAGCCAGCCTTTGTTGACCCATGATAACCCGGCTCAGTAAACCCCATTGCCTCAAGCCTCTGTGCCGCAGTATTACCGGGCGGCAACTCTAACCCGTATTGGCTTTTAGGCAACATGGCGTGCTTCTGAGCAAGTTCTTGCTGCATCTCAAACACAGTCTTCTCACGCTTGGGAGCATTGAGTAGAAGCTGTTCTGTGGGGCCATTAAGTAGCCGCTGTCCTGTTGGTAGCAGACGCTGTGATTCTTGTGCCGCACTTTCCCGAAGAATACGGTCAAATTCTGCTGGAGAATATCTTTGATACGGAGATTTTTTTATACTGCTTGCTAGGGTTTTTGCTAATGCTTTAATCCCCCACAGCCCCGCCGCTGCGTTAAGAGCGCCCAATCCAAGCCCTGTTACTACCCCAGTCTGGTCGCCTTTATCGCGTGCCCGTTCAACAGCCCTTTTTGTTTCTTGCAAAGACATCAACGTACTAGAGATAGGTTCAAAGTCTAAAACGCCCGTCCCGCCCTCACCCATAATGTTCTCAGCCATACTTCTAGCACGAGGTTTTGGAAAGCCAAGTGATTCTAATCCTCGCTGAATCTTTGCCGATTTATCCTGCCTGAATGTCGGGTCGTATGGCCTGACTTCTCCTTCAGGTATCACCTCCGGGGACTCCGGCTCCTCTTGCATCGCCTTGCCTTGTCTACGATCAGCAGCACGCTTCAGCAATGAATTTACTGTAGCGGGACGTAACGCTTCCTCCATCTCTCTTTGAGATGGCATGACAGAACCAGCCATCTGTTGTCGTCTTTCAAAGTCATTGGAAAATGGTTTCTTAGCTTCTCCACCATTCTTTTTCCCATGCACCAGTCCGCCATCCTTCTCGCGGCTAAGGATGTTAAGCATCTCCTCATTGCCGGGGCCGCCCATCTTGCGCTGCACCTTCTGATTCATGACAGACAAGTTCATTGCGTCTTGCAAGACTTTATTACTGGGCATATGGATTCCCCCGCGACTTGCGGGTCTCATCTAGATAGTCGTCGTCATCATACTGCGGCAGCGGGTCGATGTCTAACCATCCTCCGTCCCTAAGATAGCGCAAGCCTTGCGCTGCTGCATCACAGAAATCGTCATGCACAGTATCAGGGAAGGCGCATATCTGGCTGATGCAGCCTTCCGCCCAATCCCTGACATATCCCCTGCGGTTGCTGCTCTCCGGCACCCACACCCTGCCTGACTTGATTATAGGCGAGATGATGGATAGTCGTTGCGTCTTGTCGGCTCGTCCGGGGTTGTAGGCTTGCACAGGAAGGTAAGCTCTCTGCAAGTCTTGGATTAGCGAGATACCTGCTGACTTGTCCTCGATCAGTATCAAGTCTACCTTCTTCCCGCCGATTGGCTTACCCTCATCCGTACCATATACGTTCTTGTACTCGTCGATCACCTTGGGACGGAGATCAGGGTATTGAAGCCTGTCCTGCCAGCAATCGACGAGCATAGCAGCCATCGGGCCGTCTAGCGGCTTGAACACGCCAAAGGTGATGCAAGCGGTCGGATCGTTGATTGTCTTGTCGCTGGTGGCGCAGTCGTAGGATTGTAGGATGAATTCAAACTTCGGTAGCGGCTTCTCGGCGGGCCACAACTTAAACCACGCACGCTTCACTATCCCCGAATCTTCAGGGTCAATGATCTCAGCGTGGATTTCTTGCCTGCCAAGGTTCGTACCCTCATAAGAGAGAATTTGCTTCTTGAACGATGGCGCTAGGTTCTTTGCGTTCGCGTAGGTTGAGGCTCGAGTGATTACTACGTCGTCGCCTTCGCGGGAGATTAGATTGAGAATGGTTTCCTTTGGCTTCGGAGTTGTAGAACAGATTAACCTTGTCCTGCTACCAAGTCGTATGCCGAACTGGATCATGTCCCACGACTCTTGCAAATAGTCCCAAGCCGCGAGTTCGTCGCACCATCCTCCGTGGAATTGTGGCCCCCTAAAACGATCTGGCTCGCTCGCTGGTATCCCCTTGATTAAACTGCCATTTATCAGATGCAACTCGTGAGTCGTTTTGTTATATTCGGCAATCAGGCTTCTTGGAATAATATTCATTAAGCCAGAGTCTCCTTCAAAGCACGTCGACCTGACGTCCGCGCTAGTCGGGGCGGCAACCAACCAGCGAGTACCGGGTTCCTCATATGCCCACCAAGCAATTTGCTCCGCTGCTGAGCGGGTTTTTCCAGCGCCACGCCCAGCGAGCATTAACCATATCGACCACCAGTCTCGCGGAGGAAGCACCTGATGCGCGTGCTGCGTCTTCAGCCAACTCATCCGCCATGCCCAAGCCAGACGATATTCGGGGCTTGCCAGAGCTAGATGCTTCTGAACCTCCTGATCAGCGACGATCTCGGCAATGTCACTCATCTGCCTCGACTTGCTTATGTAGCTCCGTGTTTTTCAATATTGCGGCAAGATAAACGTCGGCCTCGCGCTGGATTTCAATCTTCAGCGGATTTTTAGGATCGCCGGACAATTCTACTTTTTGCACTTCCGTCCAGCGCATTTGCGACTTGCTCCACCAGATAGCCGCAGTCGTGTCGCCAGCCATCGCTTTGCCAAACAACGTCTTGCCGACCTGTGCGTTGGCTTTTGACTTGCCGCGAACCAGTTCTGAACTGAAGTGCGCCCTTAGCGTGTCAATGTGTATTCCATCGCGCACCAGCACACCTATTTGCTCAATAGGCACGCCGTAGCCAGACAGGGCTTCCACCTGTTTCCGCTCTGCATCGGTAGGCTCGAAAGCCGGTCGGCCCGCTCCTTCACGAGCGCCGCCATTACCGCCAACCTTTTTATAAATTGGTTTTTCAGTTTTCTTTGCCATTTGTAACCTCAACAAAAGGTTTGCCGGTTTCTGCGTGTGTTGCGACTTTACCAGTATAGTTTTGCCATCGCTTAACAATCACATCACAGTATTTTGGGTCTAGTTCCATCAAGTAACCGTAGCGCCCGTTCTTCTCGGCGGCAATGATTGTGGTGCCGCTTCCGCCGAAGCTATCCAGCACAATGTCCCCACCCTTAGTGTTGTTAAGCAACAGGTATTCAAAGAGCGCGACCGGCTTCATCGTTGGATGGACGTCGTTGCGTGACGGACGGTCAAACTCCAAGATCGTGCTTTGCTTGCGGTCAGTCGCCCACAGGTGCCCCGCTCCGTCCTTCCACCCGTACAGGCAAGGCTCATGCTTCCAGTGGTAGTCCTGCCGCCCCATAACCAAGCTGGACTTCTTCCAGATCAAGCATTGCCTTATAGTCCATCCAGAGTCTTTTGCCGCGCCACGGAAGTTGTAGCCCTCGCTGTCTGAGTGCCAGATGTAAAACACCGCGCCGGGCTTCATGACCGTATCGGCTGCCGTGTAAGAATCTCGTAAGAATTGACGGAACTGATCGTCTGCCATCGAATCGTTCTTGATGGTTAACTTCTCTTTAGTTGCGCCCTCGTAAGCCACGTTGTATGGAGGATCGGTGAGCCACATGTCCACCAGTTTGTCTTGGCAAAGCTTCGCCAGATCATCTACGCTCGTTGAGTCTCCGCATAATAGCCTGTGCTTGCCCAGCAGCCAAACGTCGCCCAATACGGTCGTAGGGTTGGGCTGCGCCTCTGGTGCTTCATCTTCATCTGTGAGTCCGGGGCCAATCTCTACAGGAATCAGTGCCGCAATTTCCTCCGCCGAGAATCCAGTCAGGTTTAGGTCGAAGTCCATGCCTTGCAACTCGCCCAACTCCAGCGCCAGCATCTCGTTGTCC